ATAGATTCAATTTTACCAAGTTTAGCATTAAGATAAACCAATTCCCAATCTGTTTTATTATTTCTTCTAATTGGTTTTTCACCAAATTCCCATGGACCTTCTAATCTAGATTCTTCTTTCATACAATATTTGTCAGCACCATTATTAAAAATAACAGGTTCAGCGTGAATTTGGTGGAAAGTTTTTTTATAATGTGACAATCTAATGTTGTCACAAAAAACTTGATAAAATTGAAAATGTTTTGTTCCATTATCACCTTGTTCTAATTGACCAATAGTATACTTTGCTTTTGTTAAATGATGTACTTGTTCTAATGAATGAATAGGATTATTCAATGTACATAACCATGTTCTACATGTTTTAGATTTTTCGGATCTATCAGATTTCATTAATTTAAAAAAATTAATGAAATTTATAGATCCGAAAAATTTAGGAACACTAATATTTAAAAATTATATATAATTTTTTGTGCCGTGTTCCGTCGATCCCTTATAATACTAGGGGATCGACGGAACAAAATTATAATATATAAATATATTATAATAAAATATTAATAACTTAATATTATAATTTAATTATCTAAGTTTAGTTGACATAGTAACATAGATTGTTGCTTTAAGATTAAAAGTATTATGTGATGATTCACCAGTATTAACATTTCCATCTTCTAAATTACAGATAGAAAATTGACCTTCTTGATTTGGGTAGCCTACACATCTGTTCCATGTTCCAACACCTACACCAGCTGCTGATAAAAAATTGTCTTTAAACTTCCAATATTTTCGTTGAGGTAATTGAATAGCAACATAAGAAACTAATACGTTATCGCTATCTCTAGGTTCAGCACCTCTATTAGAAGATGTTCTATCAACATTAACAGCAGCTGCAATTCCAGGACCTGCCAAGGCAAAAATTGTTCTTGCAAAACCTAAATCCATACAAGGAACAAATTCTAAAGATGCACCAGTAATTTTATATCTTTGCCATGATGCTGATTCAGCTACAAAACCATTATTTTGACCTAATACTCTAGCAAAATTAAGATATGGTTGACCAATATCTTGAACATTAGGAACTGAACTTCCATTAGCAAAAATAATGGTATCATAATATTCGACTTTGATATTGATAGAAGAATTAGTTGTTTGTTTAACAGAATTGACATTATAAACGTAAAGTCTTCTTTTTTTAAATTTAGAAAATGCTCTTTTAAAAGAATTATTCGTTTTCTTCATATAAATTATAATTATAAAATATTTATTTATAAATAACATAAATTAATAATGTATAATTATTAGAATCATATCCCCTCAATATCCCAACCCAAGTCTCCTGCGGAGAGCATAATATATATATATTTAATACTTAATATAATTAATTACTTATATTGAGAATAAAGAGAATTGAACAGTAAATCTGACTCTAACAGTAAATATAGACTTAGCTGATACAATTGCAGAATTAGAACCAGTAACTTCTAAAAATGAAATTTGACCCATTTGAAGACCATAATCTAATGAATTATTCCAAGTACCTAAACCTAAATTCTTATCAGTTAAAAAACCATTATCAAAATTCCATTGTTTAGCTTGAGTATAATTAAGTCCTCCATATGCAACAAAAGAATTATCATTATCCTTAATTAAAGTACCTAAATTAAGATTAACAGTATTTGGAAAAACACAACAAGCAACTGCAGGTGACTGTAAAAAATTAATAGTATAACCAGATAATGAATCAATTGGAGTTAATGATACTGAAACGTTTAAAATTTTATATCTTCCATAAGATTGATAATCTGTAGCAAAAACAGACTGATTTAAAATTGTAACAAAATTAACATAATTATTAGCAGAAAATTGGGTAATAATTTGACCAGAAGTATTCAATGAAATATTAAAATCAGTAACACATGCTGTTTCAACAATTCTACCCATGTAATAATTTGTCTTAATAAGATTATTACGATACATTAATCTTTGAGCCTTATAAACTTTTTTCTTATATTTACGAACTGGATTCATATAGTTATTTATAATTATAATATTAAATTAATTTATTCAAATAAATTTAACCAATTATCAGATTCAAAATCTAATTTAAAATTTAAATTAATAATTTTAAATCTCCTTTTAAGAGCTTCTATAGTATGATAATCATCAGAAAAAATTTCATCAATTGAATATTGAGAAGTAACAATAAATTTGGAAAAATTAGATGCAACAGCACCACCTTTAGTTTCTAAAATACAACCATATCTATCAGCCCAAATTTTAAGTTGTTGACCTAAACACTTATGTTCTAAACCAATATCATCCATAATGACATAATCTTGATCTTGATATCCATCCCACCATTTGTTGCATAATTTAGGATAAGAGGAGGGGAATTGAACTCTGGCAAGTCGCGACTTGCCAACTCCGGATGGTCCATATATCCACACACCCCTTAAAGAATTACTGTCTTTTAATACTATATGATCTTTCTGAATTTTTTTTAAATTTGAATAACATCTTACACGAATATCAGATGGAATAGATTCAATTTTACCAAGTTTAGCATTAAGATAAACCAATTCCCAATCTGTTTTATTATTTCTTCTAATTGGTTTTTCACCAAATTCCCATGGACCTTCTAATCTAGATTCTTCTTTCA